TGACAAGACTCAGAGGGGAATCCTTCGAGCGTCCCTACGGAGGGCTGCTCAACAAACGGTGCTAAAGGCAGCCAGGGCAAATGTGAGGAAAGTTGCAGGGGGCAAACACGCCAAGTCGGTGGTGGCCAAATCTACGGCAACCAATAAGGTGGCATTCGCCAAGATTGGGGCGAAACGAGAAACCGACTGGTCCAAGATTGGGCACCTGTTTGAATTTGGGACCAAGTCCCACCTGATGCAGGCCGGGAGAACCGGCTCAGCCACGCGAACACGTCCTAAGAGCGGCAAAAGGGTCATGGTCGGGAGAAAAGACGGCATCGTTTACGGCACTAAAGCCCTACACCCAGGAATGAGGGCTAGGCCGTGGATGGTTCCGGCGTGGGCATTGATGAAGCGGCCGGCAGTAGCCAAGTTTGGGACGTTCATCGTCGAGGAGATCAATAAGGCTATCGCCAAGGGGAAGAGGTGACACAGCTAATCAAGATGGACCCAGAGCGGGAAAGAGCCGCCACCATCGCCAAGGAGATGTTGGAGAGCGGTGCCGGCATGGCGGAAGTTCGGGTCCGGGTTAACCGGGAGTGTCCGGGGCTGGACAAGGGAGCCAAACGGTGGACTCTGTTGGAGATTGAACGTGAACGAGGAAGTATATCTGGGACCGTACATAGCCCGGAAGAAACTGCTGATTCCCCAGGGACCGGGGAAGACGCCTAGCAGTATGCGGATATTTAAGTCCGACGTGTTCTCGTTTGACGGAGACGAGCCGATAGACATCCGGGGCCTATTACGGGCGCAAGCGATCCAGCCCTATACAAAGCCGCTGGAATCTCTGGAGGCAGAAGGGTAAATGGTACGAATAACGGCGAAGTCCGTCGCCCATTTCGTTGACGAGTTCGATCTCAGCGGCGTCTCGAACAACGCCCAACTGGATTTCTCGGAGACACCGGGAGAGGTAACTGCGTTCGCGGACACCCACGCGACTTTCGTTGAGGGCAAGGCTACCTTCCAATTCAACATCCAGGGCCTATTCTCCACCAGCTCCCCCAACTATGACGGGGAGACGTTCATTGATCTGACGTCTAGCCAGCGGCGGGTGGGGGTTTATCCGGGTGGTGATACCGAAGGCAACTTCGGCTACGAGGGCCGTACGAACATCACAGAACGTCCAATTGTATCGGAGACTGCCGCAGCGATCGGGCTGAATGTGACCTGGTTGGGTGACCAGGCCGTGGTCCGGGCTGCGCTGATATACAAGGACACGGCAGTGGCGGCCACTGAGAACGGGACCAAGTTTCAAGTCGGGTCGGTTGGCGCCACCCAGACCTTGGTTGGGATTCTTCGGCTTTTATCGGCACCAGGCGGGTCGGGAAACAACGATTGCGACGTAACCATCGAGAGCGACGCTGACAGCTCGGCCGGCGGTGAGACGACCCGATTGACCTTCACGACGCTGAACCAGGCCAGCGTGGCCCTCCATGAGGTCCAGGAGGCCGCTGGGGCATTTACAGATACCTGGTGGAGGGTGGTGGTGACGATCTCCGGGGCGGGCAGCCGGACTTTTGACTTGGTTATCACCCTGGGAGAGAGGGAGACGTAAGAAGACGATGCAATTCTCAACTACTGGCGGCCTTCGCTGGAATGTCCCCGATCAGTGTGCTTGCTGTAGCTTGACCACTGGTGGTATGCACGAGACGGACTGTCCATTCTCGTCCATCCCTGCGGCCGCATATCCCGCGAATACTTTGGTCGTTCATCCAGATTCCCCGTTGGGCCAACTTTGGCGGGATGAATGGGACTGGGAGGTGAAGTAATTTGGCGCGCGTCCATGGTAAAGATGTCAATTTAAGCTATAACGCCGTCAGCCTTGAGGGGGAGCTAAACAACGTTGTAATGAACTTTGAAGTGCCTCCGGCGGACATAACCTCGTTCGCCGACGCCTGGCAAAACTTCGTTGCTGGCAAGCCGTCGGTATCGACGGAGATCGCGGGAACGTTGAACATGGCCGCGGGCGGTGGGGATGTGACCCTCTTCGAAGGCTTCGGGGCAGGCGTCAAATCAACGGTGTTTGACCCAACCGGTAGTGGGCCCGGCGCCAGTGACCCGGAGTACCAATGCACAGCGTCGGGGCTGACGGGGGTGTTGGTGGCGAATTACAGCGTATCCCTACCAGTGGGCGGACCTGCCACCTATACGGCGACCCTGCAACATTCCGGCAACACTACTAGAGCAACATCGTAGAGACAGGAGGTAACTAAATGGCGCGTGTACACGGCAAGGATGCAGATGTCAGCTTCGACAGCGTCGCTATCGAGGATGAACTGAATTCCGTCACCCTTAATTTCTCGGTGCCCCCAGCAGAGATAACCGCCTTCGCCGATGCCTGGCAAAACTTCCTGGCTGGCAAGCCCACGCTGAGCATTGACGTGGCGGGGTTCTGGGACCCGGCGGCGTCGCAAGGTGACGCGACGATATTCGGGGAATTGGGATTGGAGGGTGAGGAGTACGACGTCGAGCCGGATGGGGCCACGGGCTACAACGGCTTCGGCATCGTGACTTCGTACACCATCACAGCAGGGGTCAATGGTCCGGTCACCTACGCCGCCAGCATCCTGCACAACGGCGGCTCGGCGGCTGCGGACGGCGCAGCTCCCACCAGGGCTTAAACCAGCCATTGGCGGTAACGCCGATGGGCGGCCGCGGGGAGGGCTCGTACTGGTGCCCTCCCCAACTAAACCAGTACAGGAGGACCATGACTAAACCGAAAGGTGAAACTGAGGTTGAAACTGACTCGAAATGGAAGATACCCCCGACCCGGGTTGAGTCTGACGATTGCGTTGTTTATGTGGGCCGCGTGATCGAGGGCGGGGAGATCAAGAGTGCAGGTACCGCCTATCACGTCCACGAAGGCGAATGGGTGGACCTGCTCCCGTGCAGGTCCCTTGCGGAGATAATGGCGCTGGCTGACGTGGCTACGGCAGCCCTAAATGGTGCCGAATCTATCCGGACTCTTTGCCAGGAACTATCCCAACGGATCATCTCGTGGAACTGGACCGGGATGGAAAAAGGGGCAGTTTTACCGCAACCGCATAATGACCCCGGCGTTCTGGAACGACTTACCGACGACGAGCTCATGTGGCTGATTGCAGCGGCCCAGGGCAAGGAAACTGAAGCGGCTCGAAAAAACGCTTAAAGGCCCTTGCTGAGTACATCCTCGGCGAGGGCCCGCAGCCGCCTGAAGTCATCATCGGTGTGGTGTGCGAGGCGTTTAATTGCACACCCGACGTAGCGATGGTTCAGGATATGGCCGTGGTACGCAGGATTCTGGACGCTCGGATGATGGAAAGCGCCAAGGCTCAGCACAACCAAGACGCAAGCAAAATGACCGAACCCCAAACTGCACTTTGGATGGAATCGATGGAGGCAGTAAATGGCTGATGTAGCAACCCTCTCAGTACTCTTACAAGCCCGCGACAAGCTTTCAGGCCCTTTGGGGAAGATGCAGGGTCAGCTCGACCAAGTGGCTGCCAAGGCCAAAAAGATGGGCATGGCGATGACGGCCATGGGTGGCATCATCACCGGAGCGGCCGCACTCAGTATTAAGAATTTTGTCAGCATGGGCGACGAGATTCAGAAGATGGCGCTAAGGACGGGGTTTGGCACCGAGGCTCTGTCCGAATGGGCTCACGCCGTGAAAATTTCCGGATCTGATATTAAGGCTTTTGAAAACGGCATAAAACGGATGGCGAGCTTCGTACTGGACGCCAGAGACGGTTTATCCACTTCGACTGATGCGCTGGATAGGCTAGGCGTCAGTGTTAAGCAATTGGAAGGGCTGTCACCGGAAAAAACGTTTGAGCTTCTATCAGGTGCCCTTGCGGCGGTCCCTGGGGATTTGGAGAGGGCCGCGTTAGCCCAGGATGTCTTTGGGCGGGCGGGGACTCGTCTACTGCCTCTGTTGAATGAAGGCCAAGAGGGCATCGCGGCGCTCAGGAAGGAAGCGCACGATCTCGGTATCGTATTCGACCAGGAAGCGGCGAACAAAGCGGCGCAGCTCTCAGACACTATGACCCGACTGAAGAGTTCTATTACGGGAGTCTCGATAACCATTGGGAGCGCACTCGCACCTGTCCTTGAGGAAGCGATAAAGCGGATAACAGCAGTTATCAAGAGGGTCCAAGACTGGGCGAAGGAACACCCTCAGTTAACCAAGTTCATAGCTATAGCCGCAGCCGCCGTGGGGGGTCTGATGTTGGTGCTGGGGCCGTTGCTCATCATCCTGCCCAGCCTTATCGCTGGAGTTGCTGCCTTTGGTGGGGCTTTCACCGTCGCCCTGGGGCCGGTTGGGCTGATCGCCGCTGCTGTTGCTGGTCTCGTTTTGGTGGCGAAAAAGATGGGGGCTGACTGGGGCGCTGTTTGGGATGGGGTTAAGGCCGTCGTAGAGGAAGCGGTTTTTGTGATTAAGAACGGCATCCAAGGCATCCTTGATATTGCTAGCACTTTAGGGGACGCCTTTGCGTTCTTGCCTGGCCTGGGCAAGCTATTCGGCGACACTACGGAACGTATCAAGGAAATAGGAGAGGCTGCCTTCTTAACAACGGCGCAGCTTAGAGAAATGAGCGTCGCCCAACTGGAGCAGGAACTTATGAGCCTCCGGGCTAGATGGCAGGAACTCCGGCTGGAACTCGAAGAGCAAAACTCCGTCTTAAATTCCTTTATCGGGATGATCTCACCCTTCGGTAGTGCCAGCGGGAAACTAAAAAAGGAACTCAATGAGCTGAGGGACTCCGAACGGGAGGTGCATGACCACCTTATCAGAGCGCGCCGCGAACTCGAAGATATTACTCCTAAACTTGGTGAAGCAGGAAATAAGGCCCATCTGTTTAAGGAGGGTCTAGGCGGTATTCCACCCATAGCGGGCCAGGTTGGCAGTGCCGTCGCTCTCATGGCTAATGAGATAGAGTCTGCTTTAGCTAGTATGCCATTGGAGGTTAAGTCGTTTACTGATCAACTTCCGGCTCTACTTGCGAACGCTAGGGTTGAGATGCAGGAGATAAGCGACGAGGCTGATGAGAAAAGTGAGCGGCAGGCGCAGGGAGCCGCAATCCGGCGGCAGCTAATACTGGAAACCGCATTGTCCAGGAGCTTCGACCTCTATCAAGCGAATGCGGTGGCACTTGCCAGTATCGATGAGGAAAGCGTTGCCGAGAGGGCTCGAAACCTCGAGGCCAGAGAGAAGCTTGAGGAGGAATTTGGCAATGTCCTTGTTCAGCTTGGTAAAGAAACGTTCAGTAAGCTGACTCGCGACCAACTCCAGTTCATTGCCGAGTCTAACGCTGCTAGAGAGTTAGATCAACAGAATCGTGAACGCACGTTGGCCAGGGCTAAGCAGAGCTTTGACGACATGACGGGGAGCCTGCTATTTAACTTTTCCGAACAGGGTCAGGCCTGGAAGGATTTGGGCGGTAGCGCTCAGAGTGTGCTGGACGCCATCGCAGAAACAACGGGGAAGGCAGCCTCAAGCATAATCGCAAATCTTGCCTCCATGAGGTTGGAGGGTGAAAGCTGGCGGGATCTACTTCTGAGGCTAGACACAGAAGGAACGATCAACCTCGAAAACCTTGCCGCCAGAATGCGGGAACTGACCAAGGTAGCCAATGAGGCCGCCCAAGCAACTGCTGCGATACCCCTCACCGACCAAATATCGCAGCGTTCAGCGGGGCTAATCGGTGGTCGCGAAGCACTCTTGTTGCAAAAGGTCCGCAACATAGATGCAGGGGTGAGTACCTCGGAGATAGACGCGAGCTTAGCCAATATCAATGAGAAGCTGTCCGACGTCGCCGGTCTGGTGCAACAGGAAAGTCAGTTACGGGTCATAGACGGCTTTCAATTCCACGTCGGTAAAGGCTTGGAGGGCCTGGCCCAAGGCGGCAGGCTCACAAGTCCTGGGGCCGTGCTAGTAGGCGAAAGGGGCCCAGAGATGCTCACGCTACCCACCGGGGCAACCGTGGCTCCCTTGGGGCCAGGCGGACGCTCAGGGGGCCTGAATGTCAACGTGTACGTCTCAGGCGACGTAATTGGCATCGACGACTTAGATACGCATATCACGCGCACCGTGCGGGATGCAGCCCTGAGGGGTGGGTTCGTCGGGACACCATTGGTGGGGTAAATGGCAGACGAGCTCAAGCATAAATCCCAGGGAACCTCGCTCACACAGGCAGAGTACGAGAACATTGACGCCCATGTGTTTGATGGCCAGGCTACGGGCGATTCGGTCGAAGCCTCCAGCGTCACCCAACTGAGTCGGCGCAAGAACAATATCTCAGCGTCGACTGCTCCAGGGGTCACCGACGACACGAGCGCCGGATACAAGGTCGGGTCCATGTGGCTAGACCTGACAGCCGACAAGGCCTACATCTGCCTTGACGTGTCGGCTGGGGCGGCGGTCTGGATGGAGATCACTCAAGCCGCATACACGGATGCTGAAGCGATCTCCGCCATCGAGGGAGAGGCGACCGTTGATCTCACTGGCGACGTAACGATAGCTGGAACCAAAAGCCTCAAGGTCGATGTCATCGATGAAAAGGATGCTGGTGCTGGCGTCACGATTGATGGTCTGCTGGTTAAGGACTCCGGTATTAACGCATCAGGAGTGAGTGCCGGTACGTTAGCCCATGAAAGAGGCGGCCTGGAAGCCGACGTCTCCGCCATCACTACCGGCGGCATATTACGGGGTTCTGGTGCCGGTGCCGTGGGAATACTCGCCGCCTTCTTAACCGCTGGTGACAAAGTCAAGCACGAAATGGGCGGTCTTGAGGCCGACGTAAGTGCTGGAGATGGCTACGTCGAAGTCAAAGGCGGCGCTACTACCGTCCGCAAATCCAACCTAGCTGCCACTGTGGCCCCAGGAGCTTCTGACGACTCCGCCTCTGGCTACTCTGTCGGCTCAATATGGATAGACACCACTGCCGACAAAGCCTACATCTGCCTGGACGTGTCAGCGGGCGCGGCAGTCTGGACCGGGATTACACAGGTGGTAGGCAGCGCCGCCCTGTTAGTTGAAAGCGGGTCAGAGAGCAAGCTCACGGCTTTGACCGCCTTGGCTGTAGGCCCCGTCGAGACCGACGAGGTTTATATCAGCGATGGGGGAACTTCCAAACGAGTCGACGTCGGTGAATTATTGAACCCCGAGAATTTCGCTGAATTGGCCGCTGGTCCCGCGGACTCGGACGAAGTAACCATCAACGACGGTGGCACGGTCAAGAAAATCACCGCAGCCAACTTACTGAACCCCGAAAACTTCACTGCACTATCTGCAGTTCCAGCAGATACCGATGAAGTGTTTATCAACGACGGGGGAGTGGGGAAAAAAATAGCCTGGTCCAACCTTGTGCCGGATGCTAGTGCGACCCAGCCTGGCAAGTCCGAATTAGCGACGGTCGCAGAGATAGACACTGGGACCGACGCCGCAAGGACTATCACACCAGACGGTCTAGCTGGATCGGTCCATGGCGAAAAAGGCTTTCAAGTTGTGGTGTTTGAGCGCGGCACGGATGTCGCAACTGGCGATGGTAAAGCCGATATACACATTCCCAGTCCATACAACGGCATGAACCTGGTCGAGGTACACGCAGAAGTCATCACCGCCGGAACGACTGGGACGACGGACATTCAGATAGCCAACGCTACCCAAGCCGCCGACATGCTTTCCACAAAGTTGACCATCGATTCTGGAGAGACAGGGTCAGATACTGCCGCGACTCCAGCAGTAATCGATGGTGCCAATGACGATGTGGCCACCAACGATATGCTCCGAGTAGACGTGGATGCCCATTCGACAACGGCCCCTAAGGGCTTGATCCTGACCCTCATATTTAGGTTGCCGTAATGATCGACATTGCAATAGCGAGGGTCATTCAATGGGGCTCCTCGACCCATGCCACCGTAAGGATTTCTTCGGGTAGTGTTACCACTCAAATGGAGCCGGTGCTGGGAGAATTGGTCCCTGTAACTGGATACCACCGTAGTCGATTGTTGCGGGAGTTATTCTTCAATTTCCCTGGTGATAAGACGGCGGAAGAGATCGTCGCCAACGCCAAGGCAGAAATCAAGCGTCTTCGGATTGGGAGTGGACATGAATTGATTCCAGAGCAACGAGATGCCTAAAGCCGCCGCGATACAGGGACCTCTTGGGCTCGACGAGAGGCTATGGTTTCCTCGGTACGCTGATATTGTTGTCCCGCTCATACAAACTAATGAAGGCCGAGATTTACTTGGTCTTCCTTCATGGACCAACGAACCCTGGCCAATTATCAGCCTTGCGAGAAGCTCCTATGCTACTCACAAAGGTTGGTCAGCACGAGGAGAACATCGTGGGGGTCACTTCTCTCCTGGGGCTGTCTATGGGGATATCATGCGGGATCGGTGGAAAGATATTGAGCCTGCTCTTACGCGCATGGCTTTCGATCAGATACAGCGTTGGCCAAGCCTTAATACCCGAGCCCGCTTCCATGCCACAAGGTTTGCTCACTTGGTTGTTAGTCCTGATGCCCACGTTGAGAGTAAAACAGTTGACGGTGCGGTATCCACAGATGAGGGCGATGCCGCATGGCGAACAGTCCTAGATGCGGCAGGTGATGGGCATCAGGACTCTGCTTCTGGTGATGGTCTTGATTGTGCCGGAGTACGAACGTCAGGCACCACCGACCAATGGAGAATTTGCAGCCGAGGCATTTTCCTTTACCTGACTGGTAACGATATTGGTGCCAGCGACACTGTTGATGACGGCGAAGCCTCTTTATACATTACGGGGGTGGTGAACGCTTTTGGTGGCGCCGTTAATTTCGTCGGAGTCACTCCCGCTTCCGATACAGACCTTGTCAATACCGACTATGGACAGTTTGATACCACAACTTATGCAACCGCAATCAATATTTCTGCCATCACAACAGGGCAGTTTACCGACTGGACATTAAATTCAACCGGGTTAAGTAATATTACCAAAGGTGCAAATGGGGTTACCAAGCATGGCTGCCGGATAGTTGATGATATCAATTACATCGCAAACCCAGGCTCGACTCCTTGGAGCAGTGCTACGTGGGACTTAATACAAATTAGGTTCGTAGACTATACCCCTACGGGGAGTGAACCTCATCTGGACCTCAATTACACTGTGGACTCGCCTAGTTTTGTGCCTCGCACCATTATGATCTAAACGGAATGGAGACTGATGGCTGACATTACCTACACTGTCTCCGTCGATTGGGATGACGACGGTGACTATGGAGATACCGGGGAAGACATCACCGCTCGGGTTCTTTCTGCCAGTTGGTTCCGGGGCCGTGATGATGCCAGTCAACTTACCGGTCGCTCGATAGCCGGTGGATGTACGATCCTCTTGAATAACGCCAGCGGTGACTATAGCCGCCACAATTCGAGCGGCCCACTCACGGGGAATCTACTACCTGGACGCGATATCCAGATACAGGCGGGGAGTGGCAGTTTCCCTTACAACTTTCCCATCGTGTTCAATGACAACATTGTCTGGACTGGAAAGCTTCTACGTATAGAGCCCTACGTTGATCAACGCCCTGGGCAGTACGCCCGAATAATCGGGATAGGAGCCTTGGGGACTATCACTGAACGAACCATGCACCTTGCCATGCAGACGAATATCGCGGCCGGCACCCTAATTGGCTTGATCCTGGACGAAATCGGTTGGCCTTCCGCAGACAGGGACATCGACACCGGCAAGACTACCATCAAGCGCTATTGGACCGGAGGCATCAGGGGACTAACAGCCATCCAGCGCGTTGAGTTGTCGGAAGGCGGCTTTCTCTGGGAGGCCAAGAACGGCAACATCGCCTTTGATGATCGTCATGCCCGGTTAGCAGGGGACGCCCTGACAAGCCAGGTTACATTCTCCGATGCCGGTGGCGCGGCGCTTTCGTACACGAAGATCGAAGAACAGGACCCGCTGGCGGGGCTCTTCAACATCTTCCCAGCCAAGGTCCAACGGTACACAGTAGGGGCACTGGCTACGCTGTGGACCCTATCCGAGTCGGGTTCCGACTCGCCCAGCATAGCTGCGGGTGCGACCAAGACCTTTTGGGCGTCCTTCCCGAATCCTGATAGCGCGACCGACGCCGTCGCAGTTGATGCCTGGACCACACTCGTCGAGAACACCGATTACGAAGCGAACACTCAGTCGGGCGGTGGTGGGACTGACCGCAGTGCCGACCTGATAATCACCTTGACGAAGTTCGACACGCGCATGAAGATCGCGGTGAAAAACAACCATGCCTCAGACTTAGTCTACCTAACGTTGCTCCAAGCTCGTGGGACCCCTGTCACGGCTGACAATCCTGTTTATGTCCAAGCTGAGGACACCGATGCCCAGAAGCTCAAATATGGTGAGCGGACTTGGCCGTTGAATATGTCGCCAGAGTACATTCCAGACACCGCCGAGGCACAAGACTGGTGTAACTTCAATCTGGCGATCTACAAGGAACCGATCCCTAAATTGGCGGTGACCGTGATGGGTAACCGGGACGGCAGCCACCGGGCAGAGGTTCTAACGCGGGACATCGGGGATCGAATGACAATCGTCGCCCAGAACGACGCTAACTTTGGGATTAACAAGGACTTCTTCATTGAGTGGGAGCGGCACCAAATCGACCGAAAGCACTTCCACTGGGTAACTTGGGGCCTCTCGGGTGCCGAAGAATTCAGCGATTGGTTTGTCTGGGGCACATCCAAATGGGGGACCACTACAAGGTGGGCGTACTGATGGTAACAAGGCAGCGACACTCCGTGCCCAGCGTCCAGACGGCTATCAGCTTAGGCCGGGTCGTCCAGCACGAGGATACGCAGCCAGTCTCCGTACAGCGGTTTGCAGCCAATATTTGTCAGAATCGTGGCTGGGATGTCCCTAACGAGAAGGCAGAGGGCGAAGTAATTGCTCGGATAGACACCGGCCGCTGGGTAGCGGACTGTCCCCTTGGGTGCGGCGGGGCCGAAATGGTTAGCGTACACGCTCCGTTCTTCACCTGCCTCTCCTGCGGTTCGGGTGGATTATGGTGGCCTGTTGTCTTCCCGTCTAATCGGGAAGCGATAGAAAAGGAACTATTGAAACGCCGGGACGTTCGCAGTTGGTCGTGGAATCCTGACGAGTCTGTCGCCGTTCTCCGGCGTCAGACCAAGAAGTTGGCGGGCAAGTAATGGTTACTTTTACCACTGTTCCAACAATTACAACCGGAGATGTAGCGACCGCCGCGTGGGGTAACACCCATATCAAAGACAACTTCACAGCCTTCGATGACATATTCGATATCAACACAGCCCCAGCGACCGGGCGGGTGCCGGTCGGGGATGCGACGGACTTCAAGACTCATGCCCATGCGTTTGTTTCCGCCGCGAGCTTGCTGCTCCGGCACGAGGTCGGAGGTCTGGAAGTTGACGCTTCTGCGTTCGACGGATTCCTGGAAATCAAGGGGGGTACAGGATCAGCTAAGAAGTCCAATCTGGCTGCTTCTGCCGCCCCAGGAGCGACCGACGACAGCGCCGCAGGCTACGCGGTTGGGTCCATCTGGATCGACACTACCAACGACCAGGTCTACCACTGCGTAGACGCTACTGCTAGCGCTGCCGTGTGGCTTCAGACAGTCGGGAAACTGAAACAAATGGTTTCTACCGTGACCGGCGCAGTCGCGACGGGCACTACCGTCATGCCCTACGACGACACGATCCCTCAGAACACTGAGGGCGACGAATACATGACCCTCGCCATTACCCCGAGCAAGACGACAAACAAACTCCTAATCCAAGTAGTCCTCTGGGGCAGTACCAGTATTGCCAATGACTTAGTTGTGGCTCTATTCCAAGACTCCGTAGCAGGTGCCCTTCGTGCTGCTTCAGGCCGTGACCAGGAAACGGGTTCACGGCATTGTGTTAGTTTCACTCATCCTATGGATGCTGGTACTGTGTCAGCCACGACGTTTAAGGTCCGCGCTGGTGCTCCAGCAGCCAACACCACGACATTTAACGGCGATGCAGGTGCGAGGAAGTTCGGTGGAGTAGCTCCTTCAAGCATCGTCATTTGGGAGGTTGAACCCTAATGGAGCTCCTGGGCATCGCGCTTGGTTGGAAGTACAACGACGAACCCGGAATCCGAACAGACGCAGGCCGCCTTACCGGCTGGCCTGCGACACTTGGGAAGCGTCCGACGCTCCAACAGCAACGGGCTATTATTCAGGAATACGCCGCATACTTGGAAGATAAGGAAGCCTCGGAGACGGCTGGTCTCGCCAAGATCCGCGAGTTGATGGACTCCCGGAATGATACATTGTCGATAGAGCAGATGAAGGAGTTGGTCGCCCTATTGTGTGCCGAACATCTGCGTCGTCACGACCTTCGACACCCGCGAAGGATAGTGGCATAGATGTTGCAACGAAGTGATAAAGAACGGCTCGCAACCCTTGAAGCGCACATCCCTTGGATAAGGGGGTCGTTGGGGCGGATCGAGTTGGGGGACAAGGAACGCTCGAAGGCCCTTGAGCGTCACTTGCGCAATCACCCCAACGGTAATGGGAATGGTGGTAGCATCACCGTTGTCTTAGGTCGTAAGACGCTCACGGCTTTGGTGATGGCCATATTGGGGGGCGGAGGAGGGATCTGGGCTCTGCTCCAGAATCTATGATGGCTCGGAGCTTTGCTTCGTCAGTGGGCTAACGAGATTGGCCCTTCTTCTTTCCTAGTATCTCGCTTGGCCATCACCACAACCTACCTCTAGACTTACCCTGTCTCTGCCTAAGCCCTGGTTTGCCACTGTCCCCCTGACCTAGCCGGTCCGCCGGGCTCATGCGCTGATGGGCGGCAGCGGCGTGTTTCTCGCCGAGTGTCGCGAAGTAAGTGTCAGGGATCCGTTTCCATCCACCTTCGATTTCTAAGACACGCTCCGGTTGATCAGCTTCCAGCCACTTAATCGCGAAGGTATGCCGGAACCTGTGTGGGTGTAGATTGGGTACGCCAGCCCGCTTACCCAGTCGCTTCAACATTCTGTAGAGCCAGTCAGTGTGCATTGCCTTTCCCTTTACGTCTACCCACAGAGCGTTGGTCCTGGCGGCTCGTTGGGCCCGGGCCTGGAGGTAGTCCCACAACACCTCTGTTGCGACGTGTCCTAGGTGCATCCATCGCTCCCGGCCACCCTTTCCCAGTACCAGAAACCGGCCTCATATATCCAAAATAGGTTGACAAAGTAACAGAAACGGGGTTATATTATTATCTATACAGACAAATGGAGTAGACCATGACAAACACACCGGCAATGGAAGCGGTGGAGCGGATGGCCGGAAAGCCGCTAAAACAGGCCATCATCGACCTTTACCTGGAGCATCGGGATCTGGGTGTCGTTGCTGAGAAGCTAGGTTGCTCCCGCCACTCCCTTTGGAATTGGCGGCTGCGTCTGGGCATCGGGGACGTGGATCTCAAGGTTGCGGTGCTAGAGGCGGATCGGAACCATGAGTGAGGCCCAGAGCCGCGCCGCCAAACGCAGGCATCAACGGGATTCTGGTGCCATCTGCCCCACCTGTGATGGCTCGGGTCGTGTATTGACTCTCTCAGCCAGGGCCATTGCAAAAAAAGGTGGCAACGCGAGCTACAGAAAAAGTCTTGATTCGGGGCAACTGAGCATGTCAGATCGGGGAAAACTGGGTGGTGCGCCAAGGCTCCTGACCGTGGCGGATTTGGAAGCGGGAAGACGTAAGGAGTATGCAGCACCGGCGGGCACTCGCAACCAGGCCACCCAGCCTCCCCGGTCTGGCACGAAAGCTTGATGACCCAGCTCCCAGCCATATCACGTGACGAGCCACCTGGCCGCCGCCGAGCTCACCGCCAGCGGTAAGCGTCAGACGCAGATGGATAGGTGCTTGGCCGTGGTGCAACACTCGCCGGGATTGACCGCTAAACACTACGGGGTGCTGACCGGGCTGGGTCATGTCGAGACTCAGCGGCGGCTCTCAGACCTCAGCCGGTTGGGCCAGATATCGAAAGGTAACCCCCCAGTATTATGGCGGCCGGCTCCTGGTCACCTGGTGGCCGATCCAGCAACAGGGGGAGTTGTTCTAATGCCAGGCTGGGTAGGCACAGACCGGCGGGTCTTAGCGAATATCAAGAGAGGCAATGCAGACCGGATTAGGGAGAGGGCACCAGCGGAAGTGGCATATTGGCAGGCGCGGTTGGCCGAGCCTTGTGACGACCTCATGCGTGAGTCGCGGTTAAAGAAGCTCAAGTGGTGGAAAAGTAGATTGCCGAAGGAAGGGGTCTGATGGACTGGATTGAAGGATTGGGGACCGTGAAAAAGGTTCAGGAGAACATCTTGGATGTCTCGGAAGACGGAGAGGAGACCACCGAACACGTTTTGACGCTGGTGTTCAAGGACCTTAGCCGGGCGGAGTATTTACGGTTTGTCCGGGCTCTCAAGCTGGAGCAGCACGTAGCCGTCACGGCTGCCTTTACTCAAGCTGAGATGCAGATGGATCCAATTGACCGCCAGGTTTCCCAAGCAATGGAGCCTCAAAGTTTGACTACAGCGAGTGGGTTCAATGTGGGGGACACTGTCCGGATTATAGCGACGGGTGAAACTGGCGAGGTCAAACGGATCCTCGTTGGTGGAAGCGGGCCGGAGTTCTGGGTGCCGACCGACGGAGAACCGTCGAAAGAATATTCTGCCAACGAATTGGAGGCCCTGTTATTCAAGCATTGGATGTCTCGGAAGACGGAGAGGAGACCAGAGGGCATCGTCAATGCTCCGATAGATCAGGAACCAGAGGCAAACCAGGAAAGCCTGGCGTCATCTGAGGACGATACCTCCGATGATGCCGCCAGCGATGAATGGCCTCCTGCGGATCCTGAACCTGACTTCGAGTGTTGTGTTGAGGTGCAGAACGGCACCGGCGTGGAGGAGACACTGGATTCCCATGCCGGCTTCGAGATTGGGGACCAGGTGGTTGTTAAGGGAACAGGTGAACCTGGGACTCTTTCTTCTATCAAGGTCCTTGAAGGTGGCGATGTCTACTTCTACGTGGACACCGGCCTGATCGTGGAACGTCTCTCCTACAACCAGATAACCAGTGTGGTAGCAGGGTTCTGATGACCTTCATCTGCTTTAGGTGCGGGAGTCGTTACCCGAACATGTTGATGTTGTTCGATTGTGTAGAGGCGCATCGAGCGGCAATTGCAAAGAGGTGGAATTATGACAATAGCCCCGGCGCCTACGACGGACCAGCCAGCGATCCCAGTGGACTTCGGGATCACGGAAACGGGAATCCAGACGATATTACGCCAGCTGGAGCTGTTGGAACGTCTAGTTAAAGAGGCTCTGCGTGAGGGCCAGGACTATGGCGTAATCCCCGGCACGGACCGCAACAGCCTTTGGAAGGCCGGCGCCGACAATATTATCGGAGCTCTGCGCTGCCACTCGGAACCACACCAGACTAGGGCAGTAGTGGATCCAGAAACCGGCTTTGTCCTCTACGAATACGAGGCGCTGATCAAAGTAAACGGGACGGGAGTAGTGGTTGCTCATGGGGTAGGCGCCTGCACCAACCAGGAAGTCAAGTACCGATACCGGGACGAGAAGCGCTCCTGCCCCAGCTGTAAATCCACCGCCATTATCAAGGGCAAAGAGGACTTCGGCGGCGGTTGGCTATGTTGGAGGAAGCAGGGTGGTTGCGGGGCTAAATACTCCGATGGAGACGAGGCCATAGAAAGCCAAAAGGTGGGGCGTGTGGATAATCCGGACCCTCTCGACCAGACCAACACAATCATGAAGATGGCCGAAAAACGGGCCGTCGTTGACGCCGCCCTAAAGCTCCCGGGAGTCGCCCGGTTCTTTACACAAGATCTGGAAGAGCTGACGGGTGAAGTGTTCACCGACGTGGTTAGTGAGGCGCCAGCTAGCCGATCCGGGAACGGCCACCAGCCCACATCTAATCCTGAGGCAACCGCTGTGGCTACGGGCGTCTGTTCTGAGCATGGCACCCAGTTCGACAAACAAGGCAAGCACCCCATTCACGATGAAGACGGAAACCTGATCGATTGGTGCAGAGGAGCGGCTAATGGCAACAGCAAGTGACATCGCTAGCGTATTGGAGAGTCTGACCGATGAGGTCCTGCTGCTTCAGCTGGAGAACACCCGGAAGATGGCCGATGACTATCGGGAGCGTGCTGGGCGTTTTGAGCAAGAGGTCTACCGGCGCATGGAGGAACGGGGTGCCACCGACGGCGGGGAGTATTTCTTAGCTTACCCAAGGACCAGGAGAGTGCTGAACCCTGACGAGATAGTGGCGCCGCTGAACGGTCAAATGGTGCTTATTGGAGTCCGGCAGGGATGACTACTCGGGTAGAGGCACTGAAAGCCCTTGAAGGAGTTCTCACAGACCAGCCGATTGCTTACCACCCGCTACTAGCCCGGGTGTGCGAATCAGTCACGACTGCCGTGTACCTGTCCCAGCTTCTCTACTGGGCTCCGCGGGCCCGGGACCCAGACGGTTGGTTCTACAAGACGGAGCAAGCACTCAGTGATGAAACGGGACTTACCCGACGTAATCAAGAAACCGGCCGACGCACTCTGGGGGAACTTGGAGTCCTCCAGGTTAGACGCCGGGGCGTGCCTGCGACGCTTTACTACAAACTGGACCTTGACCGCTTAGCTGAACTCATAGACCAATGTGCAAAAGGCACAACTAGTTCGGCGGAACCGAGCGAACTAGATTGTACGAACCGAGCGGACTTGTCTGTCGGAACCGAGCAGACTAGTTCGGCGGAACCGAGCGAACTATTAAAGGAAACAGAGAATACAGCAGAGATTACTACAGAGAGTACAACAGAGAAGGGCCATCAGCTCCAAAAACCAGAGTATTTCTCGACCCTGGAAAAGTTCGGGACGATCCGGCGGCTCAAACGGGAGGGCAAGGCCAGGATGGTCGCTTATGCCAGCGCCATGTCTGACAGGCTGGACCTCCAGGTTGAGGCGGATAAGTTTTACGACTGGCATGTTGCCAAACACCATGATGGACCGCTAGGGCCGGTAACGTCCTGGCGGAACTGGCTGGATAAGGCTTTAAAAATCGCTATGGAGAACCGGAGACGGGTCAATGGCAATCGAGCGGCCAATGGAAAGCCTGGGGGACATCCTGCATCGGATAGTGACGCAGCCGAAGACATGCGCCGACGGCAGCAACAAATGGCCAACGAACGAGGAGTTGCCGTTGGAGGAGTCCAGCCCGAAGTGCCCCATGTGTAAAGACTTCGGGTGGGTATCCAGGAATGTGCCTGTTGGTCATAGCGACTTTGGGCAGGCGGTTTCATGCGTGTGCCGGTCGGAGAGCTCAGGTGCGGATGAACGGCGCCGGCGGTACGCCAACCTACCGAACGCTGGCGAACCCCGGACCTTCGCCAACTTCACTCCGGTCCTGGGCGCTGAAGCTGCTTACGAGGCGGCCAAGAACTTCGCCGCGGGGGAGGGGGGTAATGCCTTCCTAGTCATTTGGGGTCAGAACGGCAATGGGAAATCCCACCTGGTAGAAGCCATTGGGCGGGACATGCTGGACCAGGATTACATCGTCAAGTACTTGTTCGCCCCGAGGTGGCTGGCCGAGCTCAGGGCGACGTTCGACACAGGAGCAGAGGAAAGCCTGGAACGCCTTTTCAGCAGCTACGAATCCGCCGATGTGGTGCTGCTTGATGATCTAGGACGGGAGAAGCCAAGCGAGTGGACCCGAGAGCAAGTGACCAAACTCTTAGCTCCCCGGTATGCCGACAATCGATTGATGGTCATCACGACGAATGATGATGAGCTCAGGACGGCGGAGAAGCAGGGACCTGCCATTGCGGACCGCTTATTCGATTTTGGGTCGGGGATAGTCCAGCCGGAGCACAACTCAGCCATCAGCTACCGGACCGCAAGGGAGTGGGGAGATGAAGACGCTACACGTAATCACTGAGGAAAGGACGTCGCCCGCCAATGATAGCCGGGCCCTGGAATATTACAAGAAGGCCCACCCGGATTTGGGCTGCGAGGTTACCAGCAGTAGTTGCAAAGTTTCTAAAATGACACCTACGTTATTTCCATTCCAAAAAGCCATTGTGGATTGGGCCTATGATTGTCAAAGGGCTGCGATCTTTGCGGATTGCGGCCTTGGTAAGACTCCGATGCAATTAGCGTGGCTTCGTAAGATTGGAGGTACCGGACTAATCATGGCGCCATTGGCAGTCGCTCAACAGACATGTTATGAGGCACGTAAGTTTGATTGGGAGTGTAAATATGTGAGGGATGCCGATGAACTTAGTAGGCCAGGTCTTTACGTGACGAACTATGAAATGGCTGATAACTTTCCAGCCGAGGTCGTTGATGCCTTAGTCCTGGACGAGTCAAGCATTCTGAAAAGTTGGGATGGCAAGACGCGCACCAAACTTATTGAGGGTTACCAAGACGTACCGTATCGGCTCTGCTGTACAGCGACACCTGCGCCTAATGACGTGACAGAACTCGGTAATCACGCTGAATTCTTAGGCGTTATGGCTCGGGGGCAGATGTTGGGCAGTTTCTTTACTCATGACGACTCTGATTGGAAACTAAAAGGGTGGGCTGAAGAATCGTTTTATGCCTGGCTGGCCTCGTGGTCAATGATGTTTGGGCATCCATCACAACTGGGCTTCTCTGATGATGGCTATCACCTGCCGCCGTTGACCGTGGAATCTATTTTAACTCCCGTTGATATGGCCGCTTACGCCCAACGCACAGGGCGACTCTTTGTCACAGGATTATCGGGGCTGGAAGGCCGGTTGACTGCACGGCGCCTAAGTCTGGACGATCGCATCAATCAAGCCGCTAAGATACTCAACGAATCAAATGAACAATGGGTAGTTTGGTGTGGGCTGAACGAAGAAAGCCGACTCCTAAAAAAACAAGTACTTGATGCTGTTGATGTGGAAGGGGCCGATTCGATAGAGGAGAAGGTTTGTAAGATCGGTCGATTCGTCAACAAGAGTGCGCGTGTCCTAGTAACCAAGGTAAAAATAGGCGGGTTTGGTCTGAACCTTCAAACTTGTCACAATATCATGTTTTTGGGACTGAGCGATTCATACGAGCAATATTATCAGGCTATCCGTCGTAGTTACCGGTTCGGTCAACAGCATCCTGTTAGGGTAGTCATACTTATCTCGGAACTTGAAAGGACGGTATTGGAGAACGTGCTACAAAAAGAAGTCGAACATAAGAATACTATTGACCGTGTCGCTGGAGCAGTGGCAGCACATGGGCGCCGCATCTTACAAGGAACCACACCCGAAACAGCCATAGCTATCAAGCAACCGCCTGTACAAACAGAGGATTACAATGTTATCCATGGCGACTGCCTGGAAGAAATGTCGGATCTCCCCGAATCCTCCGTCGATTTCTGCGTGTTCTCCCCGCCGTTTCTCAACTTATTTAGCTATACGGCTGACTCCCGTGACTTGGGCAACAAGAGGGACACGACAACTTTTGAAGAGGCTTATATCGAGTTCGCAGGGCACTTGCTGAGGTTGATGAAGCCGGGGCGTCTTGTTGCTACGCATGTCGCACAGGTACCGGCGAAGAAGGCTTACGATGGGTTTATTGGGTTGAAAGACTTCCGCGGACTGGTAATACAGAGCATGGTGGAAGCTGGTTTTGATTATCATGGGGATGTTACCGTGGACAAAAATCCTCAAGCGCAGGCGGTACGGACCCACAGCAAGGCCCTGTTATTCAAGCAATTGAAAAAAGATGCCTCTTGGCTGCGCCCTGGGTTGGCTGATTATATCCTAGTATTCCGTAAGCCTGGCGAGCCAGACATCCCGATCCATCCAGATATTTCCAATGAGGATTGGATTAAATGGGCCCATCCTGTCTGGTATGACATACGTGAGTCCGATACATTGAACGCCGCCGAAGCGCGTACAGAAAAGGACGAGAAGCACATTGCGCCCTTGCAATTGAGTGTGATTGAGCGGTGCATCCGGCTGTGGTCTAACCCCTCCGAAGTGGTCTTGAGTCCATTTATGGGGATAGGGTCTGAGGGATACGTGGCTCTGAAACAAGGTCGGAAATTCCTGGGCATTGAATTGAAGCCCGAATATTACCAGACAGCTTTGACTAATCTGGGTAGGGCTTTGCGTGAGCAGACTCAGCAAAAAATGGCGTTGCAATGCTAACAATCACGCTGCCGCAGATACCGCCAGCGGGGTGTTCTCAATGATCGCCGACGACTTAGTAAAATAGCGTGAGCTTCAAGAAACGATCTTCAAGATCGCCAACCAAACCGGCTGGATCGTCGGCTGGACCCACGACGCTAGAAAATCAGAGCCGGGCGAACCGGATCTCCGCATGGTTCATCCTCTCTGGCACCGCGTTATCTTTGCCGAGATCAAGACTATGAAGGGTAAGTATACCAAGGGGCGTTGGAACAAACGCGGAACCCGGCGGCTTCCCGGTCAAGACGAGTGGGGCCAAGCACTTTCGGATTGTCCAGGCGTCGAATACTACTTGTGGCGACCGAGCGACCTAGAGGAAATACATAGGGTTCTAGGAGAGACTGGTGTTAAGAACTGAATGGGGAAGCCTGGCATAGATACAAGGAGGCCCCCGATGCGGACCGCACCTGACCACCAATGGACCCCGTATGATGAAACGATTGCTCAACTTAGTACTATCGTCAACAAGGATAAGAACGAGGCTTATCGCTCTATTCGGAAACACGGCCAACGTGATGGGTTTCTCGCCGCCATCAACTCGCCCGAGGTACAGGCGGTCGTAAAAGGTTATCGTCAACTATTAAATAATCACGCAGAGACACATTGGGGCAGTGGAGCTTGTAATTTTTGTTTGCCGTTAGCGACTGACCTTGCTGTGTTCGAGGCCCGCTTCGGGAGGCCGGAATGATGGTACTGTTTACCGACAAGGCCGGGCACCTTCACGCCTGCGATGTCTGCCAGAACGAGTACCGCTGCTGGTTTCGGGCTTGCGTAGCTTACCCGAGTCGGTGCTGGAGGCATGAATGGAAGCTGATCACTGAGATTACATAACAGGAGTTTGGCGCCCATGAATGAACAACAGCTTGTCCAAGCACCCAAAGGGTATATCTGGCGCTGGCGGACCAGGAATAGTCGCATAGCACACTTAGTTGTCTTGTATCCCGCTGGCAGCCGCTACTTATCAGGTATGTGGAGCCCGTGCGGGAAACGGATATCAGGGGACTGGCGGTCCTGGGAAGTCGGCGGAGCCGGGATTCAGCCCTGCCCAACCTGTGCGTTCAGCCACGGACTCTAGCTAACCCAAGGAGCGTGTGACCATGGAACAACCGATAGTTACCTTTAGTCTAAAAAACCTGCAAGCCCGCATCAAAGATACCTCTCACGGTGACGACTGTGCTCAGATGGGCCTAGACGTACTCTTTGGAGTAAAAACTTCTAGAGACATCTACCATTCGGAGGATATCGAGTATGGGCTGATGGTCGCTTTGGAACAGGCAACCAACGCCATTGAGACTGCTGCTGGTCACCGTGTCAAGGGGAGGAAGCCCGATGTGCAGATTATGGAGGAAATCTTCCGAGAGGTCGGACCACTGCACGTTACCGACCTTGTGCCAATAGGTCAGTCGAGAGGCATGGCTTTTAATGGGAAGAAAAAAGCTTCTCTGCAAGCCAGAGACAAACTGGTTGGGTCCAAGCGATTCCACTTGTTCGGCAACAATGTTTGGGGACTACCGGACCAGGAACTACCACGATAGGAACCAACAGAGGCTTCCTGATGGCGTATGAGGCTGACCGCGAATCAACGTAGGACGAAAGGAGAGAAGAGCCCTTGGACTGAGTACCACCCCAGCACCGTAGTGGCCTCCGTTCGGCCCCGAGGGATGAAGGACAAGCCTCGAAAAGACGTTTTGCGGGCTGGGGTCCAGATGCTGTATGGCCGAGACCTGGGGACTCTGGATCAGAATATTATCGACGCCATCGCCGTGGGACACTGCCATATAGCCAAGGTGCGGCAGGCGGCGATCATTAGTGGGGAGGCTGGGCGCTGGAGCCGGAATCCTATTTCCAACTATTGGAACACGAGGAACTTCAGGAGGCCAGGGAGGCTTCAAGAAAGGCACAGAATTCGGCAAGAAACGCCTTTTGGATCTCCGTAGGGGCCCTTCTTGTCACATCTGCGGCTGTAATTACAGCAGTGTTCGTCCAGCCTGATATCACCATCGACCCAAGCCAAATCAACGATTTTAAGGAATTCATTGGCGAGCAATTCTCGGGCTCCCAGTAACGATGCCGTATAAGGCCCCTACACCATGTAATCAGCCCCGTTGCCCACGCTTGGCCGCCAGAGGCGGTCGGTGCTTCGATCATCAACTAGGCGCTAGGCCCAGCCCGACCCGGCGTGGATACGGTTACAAGTGGGAGAAGATACGAAAAGAACATCTAGCGATGGAGCCCTGGTGCCGGAGCTGCGGCGTCCCAGCGACGGACGTAGACCACATCGTCCGACGGGATCGGGGCGGCAGCGATGACCATTCGAACCTCCAATCGCTGTGTCACCCGTGTCACTCAAGGAAGACCGGTAGGGAGGGGAGGTAGATGGCTAAACACTATATGGACCCAGATACTTGCTAAGAAGGTCATTGCTACAAATGTGCACCTGAGGAGTTTCCGTCCAGAGTACAAAAGAACATTCCAGACCTGGACGAGATAGCCGTCGCCTGGGGCGACATCCATTACCGGGTGTTCCTAGATGGCGAGGATGTGAGCAAGCGAGCCATTCAAGCCAGGCGAGGCGATCCCGGCATGGTCGTCCAATATTCGGAGGGCCCAGATGGAGCTCTTTGCCGTTGTCCATGCGGGGAGGGAGCGATGGGAGTCGTGCTGACCGGCGTCGTTGACTGGGAGAGAATGGAGACTCAACAAGGGCAGGCGGCGCTATGACCCAGAGGAATGGCGGACAAGCCCCGGCGCAGCTGGAACCGGAAGTGGCAGATGCACTCGAAGCGTGGCTCACCGCCCTGTTGAAAGAACGCTCTGGGCGCGGAGTTGAAGGCGTATTCATAAGTAACACTGGCCGCAAGATTGACACCACCTATGACATGGTCGCCATGTTCGAGGCCGTTTACGAGGTGGCCCCAGACGCCATTGCCCGGATGCTTCAGGCCGGGGCGGCGGGATTCATTCGGGAACATACACCGAGGGAACCTCCCATCGGTGGCTAGGAGCGGCAGGAATAGTGGCTATTGAGCCGTTGGCTCGTATCATTTGGGCTAACCCCACAACCGGCGAAAGAGGCCAGGGTGGATGGATTGATTACTCTTTGGCCAAAGCATGGCTTATGCACTGCCGTCCCATGTTCCCCGGTTTAGTTCATTGGATGGAAATGCAAGATGTGCCCAGGGTGGGGGGCGGGTGAAAAGTTCGGAGC